AGGACGAAACCATTCTAGAAAAGGAGTTCTAATGTCCCAAAACGAAATCATTCTAAATCATCTTCGTCGTGCCAAGAGCATTTCGCAGCGTGAGGCTTTGATCGATCACGGTATCCAGTCTCTTACGAAACGTATTAGCGAGCTTCGCGGCATGGGGTTCAAGATCAAGACGGTTCATAAGAAGCATCCTATCACTGGGCAACGTTATGCCCGTTACGTGATGGGACGCTAATATGAGTTGGATGCTTGAATTAAATTTTATCAATGGAATTGTGTTTGGAATTGAATGGATGCCTAAGGGCGTGGTCGCGGATGATGAAGGTTATGTCTGCCTCGACATTGGTATCGTGAGATTTCTTTTCACTTATTTTTAATTGCTAGTCGAGGGAGACAGCGTGGCGCTTATATTTGATTTGGAAACAAATGGTCTTTTAGATGATGTTACTCACATTCATTGCCTAGTCATCAAAGATACAGAGACAGGTTCAGTAACATCTTACGACAACAAAACAAGTGGTAGACGGATTGAGATTGGATTGCGGTGGCTTGAGAAAGCTGACCTGATCGTTGGTCACAACGTTATCAAATACGACATTCCCGTAATCCAGAAACTCTATCCTTGGTTTGAGATTTCAAAAAAGAATGTATGCGACACGCTCGTTTGCACCCGATTGATCTGGTCAAACATAAAGGATCACGATGCACGATTGATGCAAGAGGAGCGACTGCCAACGAAGCTATATGGCAGTCACTCGCTCGAAGCATGGGGTTACCGTTTGGGAAACTACAAGGGTGACTTCAAGGGTCCGTGGGACACCTTCACGACAGAGATGTTGGAGTACTGCATCCAAGACGTGGAGGTAACCCACGCCCTTTACGACAAGATCCTGTCAAAGAATTACTCAGTTGCTGCACTAGAGCTGGAGCACGACGTCGCCTGGTTGATGGCGAAGCAAGAGCGTAATGGCTTTTGCTTTGACACCCAGAAGGCAGCCGCTCTTTACGCCAAGTTGGTGCAGCGCAGAGGGGAGCTGGAGAGGGAACTCAAAGACTACTTCGGGTCTTGGGTAATCCAGCTCCCCGATTTCATACCGAAGGTCAACAACAAGACCAAAGGGTATGTCAAAGGAGTACCAGTTAAGAAGACAAAGACGATTGAGTTTAATCCATCGTCTCGTGATCACATCGCAGATCGATTGATCAATCTCTATGGCTGGAAGCCAGTTGATTTCACCGAAGGCGGTAAGCCGATGGTGGATGAAGACGTTCTATCAAAACTAGATTTCCCACCCTGCAAGCTACTCACCGAATATCTCTTGATTCAGAAGAGAGCGGGACAGCTTTCCGAAGGACAGCAAGCGTGGATGAAGTCCGAAAAGAAAGGAAAGATTCATGGTTCTGTTAATCCTAACGGTGCTGTTACTGGCCGCGCAACTCACGCTTACCCTAACATTGCTCAAGTTCCCTCAGGAGGGAGTGCTTATGGCCCTGAATGTCGTGAACTGTTCACTGTTCCTCGTGGGTGGTTATTGGTTGGTGCGGATGCTTCAGGTCTAGAGCTTCGTTGCCTTGCTCATTTCATGGCCAAATATGATGGCGGTAAGTACGGGGACATTCTCCTTACTGGCGATATTCATACTGCTAATCAGGAAGCGGCGGGTCTAAGTACCCGCGCCCAGGCCAAGACTTTTATTTATGCGTTCTTATATGGAGCTGGTGATGCAAAGATCGGGACCATTGTTGGTGGAGATGCGGCTGCGGGGAAAAGACTCAAGGTCAAGTTTCTACGTGGTCTGCCAGCACTCGGACGCCTTGTCGGAGCTGTTAAAGATGCTGCAAGTAGAGGCTACCTTGTTGGGCTTGACGGAAGACAGCTACACGTTCGTAGTTCACACGCAGCATTAAACACATTGCTTCAGTCAGCGGGTGCGCTGATTTGCAAGAAGTGGCTTCTCATCCTTGAAGAGGATCTACAGAAGGTAGGTCTCACGCATGGGTGGGATGGCGACTACGCATTCTGCGCCTGGGTACATGACGAAGTACAGATCGCTGCACGTAACGAAGACATTGCAGAGTTCATTGCAGCCACCGCTAAAGATGCAGTTCGGAAAGCTGGAGAACATTTCCAGTTTAGATGTGCATTGGCAGGAGATGCCAAGATAGGAACGAACTGGTCTCAAACTCACTAGGGAGGAATATGACAAGAAACAAAATCAATGAGGTATTGTTTAAGTCGTACACCTCTGGGTTTGCAGTTCAGTCAAACTATGCTCGGCGCTATGCCCAAGAGGTGGCAGCCCTTGCCTCCATGAATATGATCACAACCAAAGTCACTCGTGGTTCTGCCCCTCAATTTGGAAGGATGTGGCGCATCACATTAGACGGAATGAAATTTCTATCTGAAGAAGGAATTGTATGAGTTACAAGAAGTTACGCCCTAGGTCTATTAGGGTTATGGGCAAGGTATATCAGATCAAGTTCATACCAACATCACCGATCGATCACGAGAACCTCGGTCAGTGTGATCACAAGAAGATGCTCATCACCATTGAGGATGATCAGGTTCCAGTCGAAGAGCTGGACACCGTTATCCATGAGATCCTTCATGCGATCTGGTATCAGATGTCCATTGGAGAAGGACCGATGGAGGAAGAACCTCTTGTGCGTAGGACAGCCAATGGTTTCATCCAGGTAATCCTCGATAACCCAGACCTTCTTAAATATGTGGCCGCAGTCAAAAACGTCCCCTTGGAGGAATAATATGCACCCCGAAGCCAAACTTGTTGCCGAAGCTTGTGTGCGTATTTGTGAAGATAACGAAGCTCACAAATGCGCCGATATTATTCGCACCATTTTTCTACAAACCGTTCAGCCTTGTGTCTTACTGACACCGAAAGTGAAGTATGAAGACAGCTCTAATTGATGCAGATATTTTGGCCTACCAGGCTGCCGCTTATGCGGAGACCCCGACTGATTGGGGCGAAGGTTTGTGGACGCTCCACGCCTTTGAATCAGAAGCTGAAGCGAAGTTCGTTTCGCTGATCGACAGTGTGACCGAGAAGGTCGGTGCCGAAGAAATTATCCTGGCCCTGAGCGATAGCTCCAACTGGCGAAAAGACGTCCTCCCAACCTACAAGTCCAACCGATCTGGTACTCGTAAGCCAATGCTCCTGAAGCACCTCAGGGAATACGCCAAGGAGCACTATAAGACTTATCAACGTGACACCCTTGAGGGTGATGATTGTCTAGGGATCTTGGCAACCATGCCTGGAAAGGTAATGGATCCGATTGTGTGCTCCCTCGACAAGGACTTCAAGACCATCCCTGGTAAGCACTACAACTTCGGGCGGGATGAGTTCTTCGAGATCAACCCTCACCAGGCTGATCGTTGGCATATGATCCAAACCCTCACAGGTGACTCCACTGACGGTTACTCAGGATGTCCTGGAGTGGGACCAGTGGGTGCCGAGAAGATCATTCAGAAGGCAATCGATGAGGGTTCACCTTGGGCTAATGAAGATCAGCTCAGAGAGATCTATTGGAAACATGTTGTCGCTGCCTTCAATAAGGCTGGCCTGTCAGAAGAGGAAGCATTGGTACAGGCTCGTGTGGCCCGTATATGCCGTGCCTCTGACTATGACTTTGACAACAAGAAGGTAATTTTATGGGAGCCGTATGGAAGCTAAAGACATGCAAGTAGGTGGTAGTCATTACAAGAAAGCGATCCAACCTTGGGACATTATCTCAGTGTGGGGTCTCGACTACTGGCGAGGCAACGTAATCAAATATGTACTACGTGCTCCCGCAAAGAATGGTCGTGAGGATATCGAGAAGGCCATTCACTATCTTGAGTATCTGCTAGAAAATTATGACGAGGTATTTCCTGATGACATTTAATGAATATCAAACCAACGTAGGACTTACCCGCCTTAAGACAGCAAACGATACGTATTGCTTTTTGAACCTTGCCGCGGAAGCTGGTGAGGTTCTTTCCCTTGAAGCGAAGTTAATTCGGGATGGGGGAGACTATGAGTATTATCGACAAAATTTAAAAAAAGAATTGGGTGATGTGTTGTGGCATATAGCT